AAAGAACGCCACTGGCGACAGCTTGGCAGGTGAAACCTTTGTGGCTGATACCTACATCTGCGGCATCATCACCAGCATTACGCTGACTAGCGGCGCCTGCCTTGCTTACAATCTCTGATGGCACTTGCTGATTCGCTGGCAAGGGTTGCAAGCAATGTGCTGAAGCAATTCGGTGGCGACGTGACGGTGCGTTATGTCACTGCCGGGGCTTACAACACCACAACCGGCGTAATCACAGAAAGCGAAAGTGACACCACGGTGCCGGGCATCCTTGAAGGTGTCAGGCTCAATGAGGTTAATGACTTGGTGCAGGCTGGGGATAAGCGCCTAACGGTTGCCGCTGATGACCTTGCCACTGCACCTGAGACAAAGGATCGTGTCGTTATTGGCGGCGTTGTGCATCAGGTCATCAGTGTGGAGACTCAAGAGCAAGACAACACTGCGATCACTTATGAGCTGATCCTGAGGGCGTAACCATGGCACGGGTTGGGAAGATTGATTTCGGTGACCTTGAAGGTGACTTGGAGCAAGTCGTCAAGGAGGCAACGATCACGCTGCATTCAAAGCTGAAGCTTTATGAGGCCGCATCACGCGGGGGCATAGGTACGCCTGTTGACACTGAAGTGTTGATTGGCCGCTGGGAGATGAAGATGGACAGCCCAGGGCAGGGTCGGGTTTTTAATAGCTTGGAATATGCCGCGCCTGTTATTGCTGGTGAGGACTTGCCACCTTCATGGGGTGGGAAGTTCCGCACAAGGCAAGGCACAAAGCAGAACTACCACGAATCCATCCTTGAGGAGGTGATGCGGGAAGACGTGCCTAAGATCATCAGTAGTGTCAGCCGGAAACGCAGATAATGGCCGCTGCTGATCTCAATACAATCCGGTCCACTGTTGAAGGGCGGATTGCCACTGAACTTGCAGGCAGCCCAGTCCTGCCGGTTGTGTTCAACAACATGGCCTACGAGCCAACACCCAACTCATCGTGGGTTCAATGCCTAACGGCCTTTGGCAACAACGAATATTTAGGGCACGGCTCAACAACTAACAGCTACAACCGCATTGCTGGTTTAGCCCTGTTCAACGTGTTTACGCCAAAAGGTGCTGGGCCTGGCGCTAATTATGTGATTGGTAAACGCATCCGTGACCTTTACAATAGGGTGATCGTGTCGGGGGTTTACTTCGGCGCACCTATTGGTCCAGAGGCACTGGCTTCACCAGCTCCCGAGGGCTACTTTGCAACTCAGGTCCGTGTGGCCTTTGAATTTATCGAGGAACTCTGACCATGGCCATCCTTCGCGGAGAAGAAGGTTCAGTTGAATTCGAGACCGGCAGCGGCAGCCTTGCCGTTGTTGTCGGCACACGCAGCTGGAGCCTTTCCATCACCAAAGAATCACTGGACGTCTCTGACCACGGTGACACCTTCCGGTCTTTTGTCGGCAGCATGATCAGCGGTTCTGGCACCGTTGAGCTGGTCTTCAACGAAGGTGAAGCCACCCAGAAAACATTCTTTGATGATGTCTTGAAGGCCAGTGATGCCGCAGACGCATCGTTTGAGTTGTTCCGCTCTGGCAACACCAATGGTGCTGACTCATTCACGTTTGGGGGCATCATCACCGACGCTGAGATCACTTCTACGGTTGGTGAGCTTGTAATTGTTAGCGCCAGCTTTATCACTAGCGGCACGATTAACTCTAACGGTTAATGCAGGGCTATAGTTTGGGCGATAAATGTGTTGCCTAAATGCCTGCTCAAACTCGCACCGTTGACCTGCTGGTTGGGGCGTTTGACCTCAACCAGCGCCGCAAGTTTGAACTGAAGAACACAGAAGGCGAAAAAATCGTCGATCTGTATTTCAAGCCCATCACCCGCGCTGACCGCAAGAAAGCACAGCAGCTAGCGGGTACTGATGAAGCTTTGGACATCAGCACCAACATGCTGTGTCAGATTGCCGAGCTTGAAGACGGCACCAAGGCTTTTGCTGCTGCAGATGCTGCCAAGCTTCAACGCAGGCTGCCTGAATCTGTGCTGAATGAGATTGAGCTGTTCTTGTTTGGCCTTGGTGAGGATGCTGACCTTGAAGACGCAAAAAACGACTGAAGCAGGACAAGTGGACTTTCTTTGAGTTCCACCTGGCCTGCGAGTTGGGGATGACAGTCAGCAGGCTTCGCACGGAACTTACCGATGCGGAGCTTGTGCATTTTGCTGCTTACTACGAGCTGAAGTCAGATATGGAGGAAGAGGCAATGCAGCGCGCAAAGCAAAGGCGGCGGTAGTATTGACTTATTGCTAGGCAGCCGTGGCAAAGGACGTAACCCTGCTGATCAAGCTGAACGATCAGGCCAGCGGCAAGATCGGCAAGATAACGAACAGCACCAAGCAACTAGAAAAAGCAGCAAACGGGGCAACGAACAGCATCCGTCGTACAAATCGTGGGATTGCAAATACGGGCAGGGTCTCAGAGAAAGCAGCAAAAGGGGTAAACAAGCTTGGCAAAGCGGTTCGCGGCCTTGTTTTGGGCTTCGGTGCGTTTCAGGCTGGCAAATTCGTTATTTTCAAAACGGCAGAGCTGCAGAAACAAACTAAGAGTCTTGAAGTTCTTACGGGCTCGCTAGGCAACGCCCGCACCATCATTAAAGAGCTACAGCAGTTCGGCGCGGTCACTCCATTTAGTAGCTCTGAGCTGATTGAAGCCGCAAAACGACTAAAAGCATTTGGCGTTGAAACAGAGGATGTCGTTGACGTCACAAAACGGCTTGCTGACGTTGCAGGCGCTACGGGTGCCGACCTTGGCGGCATTACAACTGCATTTGGACAGATTCAAGCGAAAGGCAGGCTGCAAGGTGAAGAACTGCTGCAACTGCAAGAGCGTGGCGTTAATTTGCAAGAGCAGCTCCGTCAGCAATACGGCTTGACGGCTGATGAGTTTCAGAAAGCCCTTGAGCAAGGGCGGTTCGGGGCAGATGCTGTTCGATTTGCCTTGGTTGAACTAACTGAGGAGGGCGGCAAGTATGCCGGGGGCGCGATTGCCCAGTCTGAAACGCTGGCTGGTAAGTTCAGCACCCTTATCGACAACGTTGAAAGGCTGGCAACAAAAATCGGGCAAACGTTGCAGCCGATCTTGGACTTTGTTCTTGATACGTCAATCGCGATTGTTGATGCAATTAACAAGGCGCTGGCCGGGCCTGACTATGCAACAGCAACTGCTCGCCTAAAAACTGTTGCCGAACAAATCGAAAAGGCGCAAACCAATATTAAAAATATTGAAGCCGCTGGGATAACGCTCACAACCCCTGGCTTGCCGATACGCGGTATTGACGGGCAAGTCTTGCCCCAAACAACGGTATCACCACTCGCGACTGAGCAGGGCATCCTCGCCAAACTGAAAGGGGAAAGAGCGTTTCTTGAGGGCAGGATCAAAGAATTAGAAAAGTCATTTATGTCGGTAGAAAAGCCTGACAAGGCTAAACCGACAAAACCACCGGCGCTAAGAGATCCCAGAAGCGGCGGCGGGACAAAAGCCGACCCGTTAGCTTCGCTTAAAAACCAAATTGAAACCCTTAAAGAAGGTGTGCTGCTCGCTAAGACGCGCACAAAAGAAGAAGAGCGCCAGCAGACACTTCTTAACAGCATTGCTGCTCTGACTCGTATCAGGACTGAAGACAACGCAGAATTAGTTGACGAAGCCATCAAGCTCACCGGGCAGCTTTTCTACCAAGAAGGGCTACAACGCCAAGCAGCAGAGGCAGACGAAAAGCGCAAAAAAGCGGCTAAAGAATTAAAAGAGCTTTACAAGGGCATCGGGGACACGATTGCGAGCAGCATTGTTCAATCCCTGCAGGAAGCAGTTAAAGGCACAGCAAAGCTGGCAGACATTGCGACCAGCATGTTGAACCGCCTGATTGATCAGTTCATCCAGCTTGCTCTTGTGCAGGCGTCAGGCATTGGCGGGCCTATTGGGGCTATTGCTGGATTCCTTAGTGGTGGCCGCGCAAATGGCGGCACCGTGATGGGTGGACGGTCTTACGTTGTTGGCGAGCGTGGCCCTGAGCTGTTTACGCCAGGCCGCACCGGCAGCATTGCGCCGAACTCTGCAATAGGTGGGGACACCAGCGTTGTCGTCAACGTCGACGCGTCTGGCACCGAGGTCCAAGGCAACCAAGGCAACGCCGATCAGCTTGGTCGCTTGATTGGTCAGGCAGTGCAGGCAGAATTGATTAAACAGAAGCGGCCTGGTGGTCTGCTTACCCGCTGATGGCTACTTTCCCTTCGATCAACCCGA